GCTCCTTCAAACTACGCGATGGCAGGGGTGTTTAGCCTGCCCATCATCAGATTCCTCTTGTATTGACCCTCATAACTCAATACTCTCGTACTGAAGGAACGGACTCCAAGGAAAATTGAACAACATCGAAATTTAGATGGCTGAAGTAAACATTTCAGAAGATATTCGACAAACGATGCGGGGACCACACTGGCACACCCGTAACGTAGGATAATCTAACTATGAAATGGGTGCATTAGCACCATGTGGAAGGTTTTCGGCCCCCAGGTGTTCAACCGGGGGTCGTGTCTTCTCGCGACAAACGCCAGTTTGTATAACTGGAAACTACCAACTCTGGAATGGAAGCCAACGCCTTAAGGGCGTGAATCTATGTAGTGTTACTGAAGACATTGGGCACAACTCCATTAAAACAGGACAAGGAGAAGTCGTCTGCAGCTGCGCGATGAACTCGTAATTGATTGGTGGCAGTGTTCAATACAGTGGGAAAAGCCCCACGGAGCATGTACATTGAACCACCCTCAAGATAATTGGGCATTGGCGCATAGTCCGACGAAGAAGAAACGGTCAAATTACCGATTGACCTCTTGCCAAACAAGGTATACTGAGGAACCTCAATGGAACCAACTGCCTCAATATTGTGTGCTATGACCTGCACTGGTGTCTCAGGGACAATGTAGGTGTATGGACCGCCAAGGAAACCATCTGTAGGCGTACCATTCACTCCATACAAACCCCATTCAGACGTACCAGTGTACCCATCAATGGTCACATTCACTCGAACAGAACCAGAAGAAAAAGCAAAAAGAGGGGTATACCAATTAATGAGATCGCTAACCATTGAGGACCGTACCAAAGGGCCAGAAATGGCACCGGTTTGGGCAGTCGGGTAAAATTCGAAAGGGTATATATCAACACTGCCAAGACCACCAGAAGTCTTGCGAAAGAATAACGAAAAACGCTTGAGGAATGCTCTCAGACTAACAATTTTCTCTCCAAAAGACTCAGCAGCTAACAAATCATTTTGTCCCGCAAATGATCCAAGGACTACTTTTGTACTCTGAAACTGAATATATGGCTCAGGCCATGTTTCTTGGTCAAGGTATCCCCTCACGGGGAAACCATATTCAATATCATCACAAGCTGCTTTTTCTATCAAAATATTTACAGAAGCGGGAACAGTGTTGGGCGCCATAAGTTCATTAAGAACATGGATATAGACGTAACCGAATTCACGGCCAACGTTAGTCCAATTCCTAGTGGAAACAAATGGCACATCAACTTCAAGCTCATTAGATTCCCGGATATCCCAAATAACCCTAAACAAATTGTCAGTAAGGCCAAGAGTGGAGGGAGCCACAACTGCAGAAGCTCCATCCCACGGAACAAAAGAAATGAGTAAACGTCCTGAATGAAATTCTGTTTTTGGTATTTTAAAATTATACTTAATTCCGCCCCGGTATGCCCCAAACATCTGCGCAATGTAGTCACAGGGGGGCCAAACAGCGCCCTTCCCAACAGCTATATGATTGGTTCCAATGCCAACGGAAAGAGTAGTGAGCAGGGTTCCACTGGAAGCTGAATTTGGCCAGTTGACAGTGGATATCCATGCAGGATGGGAAGCAATGTATCCCATGGACATCTCATCAACCTCGATCCTGTCTCTTCCCGTCGACTTTGGCACCTCATTTACAATCAGGTTTGACAACTTGTGACCAGTGAACACATGGTCAGAATTAGCCATGCCTGGCTGAGCACGACGCACAATTGTTTTAGGAGGGTCCAGGGTAATGGGCTTACTGTAGCCCCAAATCTTGGCAGCAGACCCAGCAGTGTCTGCCAACCACGAAATTGCAGAGGTATATGTAGAAACCAATGGCACGGAACCGAATAAGGATGCAGTCTTGGATATCTTGGCGGCAGCCCCAGAGATGGGACCAACTCCGCCTGCATTTTGTTCCAGCCTGATATTGGCCCGTGACTGAAGAACAATGTTCCCTGAGGTAACAATATTAGTCAGACGAGCCCAAACGGTATACTGCGCGGTGGTGACTCCTGAGCCTGCCTTGAGAGGATCGTAGGGCATCAGATATGCCCGAGCGATCTGATGGCGGTAGACATCAGAAGCATTTGTGAGTGTATAATTAGCCGCGGAAATATAAGGAATGGTAATAGTGACGGTGGTTTGTGTGGCAAGATCAAGCTCCACAAAGTTTGCACTCGTGGAAGCCGTCAAATTTGCAACATGGGCATTTGTCAATTGCTCAACATTTGCCGAATTCTTAATGCCACCAAAGTAGACAACCCGGATAAAATAACGGCCCTGTTGGAACCTAGTAGCGTTGACCTTAAGGGTCAGCTCAACATCGGCCCGGAACATCAGGATACCGTCAAGTTTGGTAAGTTGCTTGGCTGAGGCAAGCAAGGCATTGGGCAAAACCCAAGAAGCGATCTCAGCATTCGGAGTGTCACTAGTCTGCAAAACCCCTGTGGACAATATGGTCGGCTTACTTAAAAAGTCTTTCAGCGTATCCACTCCTCCAGTATGGGTTGCCTCATAAATGGAAGATATCATTGGGATTTGATTTTGAGTGTCACCATGTGCAGACGTTTCATCAGCAATAATAGTGGTGACTTCTTTGGAAACGGACGGTTCAGACGAAAAAGGTGTTTGGATGTTTGTTTCGGTGAGTGTGGTAATTCGTCAGAGTTTCAACTCATAAGCTCTGATATAGTGAGGTGCTCTAGATATTGTGGGGTTGCCACAGCGCATCTTAAGCAGTAATGCTAAATAGCAAACGCTCTCCCGGCCGCGAACACACAGGGAATTTAGGCTCACAATTGATTTCCCCTTAGTGACAGGCAAGACACCGACGGCACGCTAACCCTGTGCAAGGATTGTGGAATACCCACAAAATACCAACTTTCGCATGGATGCGTTGGAGTTTTAAGCCTTCCAAAAGGCATTGAACACGGTTTCCTAAACTTCGACGAGTTGGGCTCCGAACGAAGAAGAAAACGCTGAGGCACGGTTTGGAAATGGGCAGACCCATCCGTACTCAGCATACATTCTTTCCCAAAGCGGGATCAGACGATTCCATTGTTCATCGTCATGGTAAGAAAGATAACGGACAGCTGTCTCAACATTGGCAATAGCCTGGCTTATGGAAGGCACCAGGTCTTTGCCTTCGCCACGGGTCCAAAGAGGCAATTCTTCGATGACATCAATCCTGAGCGGGGCAACATAAAGACCAACCAGAGGCTCGAATCTAGCAAAACGCTTCAAAAGAGTGGTCTTTTCAAATGGTCTGAAATCATCATTTATACCGTTTTTCTCGTCATTCGTGTAAACATGACCAAAATCAGCATATCCGTTAGCACATATGGTCTCAGAAAGATGCTGTTTAGCCTCAGGAGAACAAGATGCACGGTTGTCATCGCCCAACACTCTCACAATAAAATTGGTAAAGTACCAGGGCCAAAATCCCAATTTGAATCCAGTGGACTTCCAAACTGAGTAAGAAAAATAACCTTTATTGAGCACAGAGTTGATAATGGTCGTAAGCGGGTGACCCGACGGCAACGAACCAATCCATCGATGCACAGTGCTGCCTCGAATATGGTAGGTACAGGACAAGCTTTCAGTATACGTCAATAACATCCTGCGAACCTCATCAGGCGCTCCTGGGTTCCTTTGCAGAATGAATTCAACGATGCACTCAAGAACAATCCTCAAAGCGTCACGAGAATGTCTTGTATCATATGCGCTAAGGTCGCCAGCGGTATGGAGATCTTGTCCAGCTGCCATGGTCAAATGCATCTGGGTTATGTAGTGGGCGTCCATTCCTTCCTGGTTAGTCATTTCAACCCCGTTCGACAAGGGATTATCCATGATCCAACGGATGAAATTTCCGAAGAGCATTTTCGTAGTCAGAACACCTGCATTAGGTGCAGCTGAAACGAGCCTGACCTTGCCCTGTTCCACTTTCTCCTTAGGAAGGAGTTCAGCCTTTGTCACGTCTGTGTACACGTGCATTGGCACAACTCCTTTGGCCAACATCTCAAGCCACTCATCAACTTCTTCGACGGTGACATCAGTCATGTCTCCAAATTCAAACTCGCCATCGACATACCTACCCATCAACTTATGCTTAGTGTTCCCAAGACAATTGTGCGGAAAACCAGCAGAGGTAGACAAGTCAACACCCTTGAGCGTTGTTCCAGCCTCACCCTTGATAGCCTGTTCAAGCGTGATAAAACCAGTGTGCATGGCATGTTCCTGGACAAGTTCCCAGTGCTTGAGGGTTTCACGAATGCAGGTTCTGAGCTTTTCTTGGAGGTCTTTAGACAACGGCTTGGTCTTGTTGTACTTAGCCGAGATCTTGTAGTATGCCTCAGGGTCATTGACAGGGGCAGGAGCTTGACGTGCCTCAGTGGCAACATATTCGCTGGGTACGCGAACATCAGTGACCCTAGTCTCAAACCTGTGCCTGAGTGGGGCCTCACCGATAACGTCTCTCTGTCCAGGATCTTTGGTCTTTGGGACTCCACGAAGGATTGCAAGAGCATCCTCAATCGTGGTCTTGGTCACAGCACATGCATAGACTGGTCCAAAGCCATTGTTTCCCATTGCATGGAACCCAATGAACTTGCCGCTCTGACCCATGTCATTCGAAGTGGTCCAGTAAAGTGAGCCACAGTCACCAACCTCGGAGTTCATTTCTGTTCTCCAAAGCTGGCGATAAAACCTCATGGACCCATCTTCTTCTTGTATGTGCCTGCCATTGATGATCTTAGCAGTACTATTGAATTGGGGACCAGAGTAGGAGTTCAGTAGAGCTGCAACCCCACAGTGCACGGACCTTGAATTGATCTTGTCAAGAACAAACTTGTCCTCAGCCCAATGGGGAAGAATCGAGCGGCTCTCAGGAGCTTCAGAGGCGCGGAAAAAGATCACATCGCCAGCCTCGTCCTTAATGCCAGCCCTAAGCTCAGCTAAGCTAATCTTAAAAGGGGCCACGTCACGATGACGATTCTTTGCGACGATAAAGCCATCTTCAATTCCTTGGTCCTTAGCAGACTTGAGCAAAATCCCAAGGGCATGATGATTGATGAAGAAATCTCTCTCACCCAACGCCACGATATTTTGGAATTGGACACCAGAGGCATAGACCTCGAAAACGTGGTATTTGGCCTTTTCAAGGGCTACTGAGAGTGACTCAGACGATTGCATCTTCACATTTGGGGTGCCTTGAGTATGAGCAGACTCGAGCTTAACCCGAATCTTCTTTGCCTTAGCACTCCTTTGCTTTGCTCTGAGGGCCTTCATGTCAACGTAAGTCTTACCTTGGACTTCGGAATTGTCCAAAACGACATTGGTCTTTTCTTCTTCAGGAGCACCCATAAACCACTGAATAGCGGCGTACGTGACACAGAATGAAACAACTGCCGTGGCTATGTCCATAATAGTGTCTTTGGTCAACGAAGTAAGAAGACCTGTCATGGTTTCGATGTACCTCTTGTGCGGGGCTTCGAACCTTGTCACACTGTCGTCAGAAAAGTTGTCAATGCTACACTTAGGATCGTGCAAAACATTGTAAAGGCCTCTGTAGTCCTTGTTCTCAATGCGGCTATCCCAATTCCTCATTGTGAGGTTTGCTGGGAGCCCAAGTCTGAGGCCCAGCAGCATATAACGATTCTGCAGGATCTCTTGCAAAACCATGCTGTCATCCATGAGAGCTGAGAATTGTTCAAAGTTCATGTTAAAACACAATCTTTCAATCTCACTATCACTTGTGATGTCGATATTGGGAGTCATGGTTCCGGGCACAAACAGTGGTTCAAGAACCACGTCGGGCTTAGCCTGAGTGCCAATAGACTGGAGTCTCTTAAGAATCGAGAACTCATCTTCTCCAACTTCAAACTTGGTAACATTCATGGTCTTGAGAACCTTAGTCCTCGTGAAATCTGAGTCTTTCTGTATGACTTTACGAAGAACAGCCATCTTCCTGACCTGCATCTCCCGACGAATAATTGTCAAATTGACAACCTCATCAAGAGTGAGCAAGTCGTATTTGGGGTCGACGACAAAATTGTTCGACTCGTCAACAACCCAGATTTGAAATCTCCAGAAATCTGTGTTCAACGGCATTCCCTTCTCGGGCCCTTTGCCAGGACCTTTCCAAATGAGCTTGAAGAGGTAAAGGCGACGTGCAACAGCTTTGGGATGATTGGCTGAATCTCCGCGAACCGAAGACTCGTTGGTTCCAGCAGTCACCCAATCGGGCCTGAGGTCCATATAGCCCTTCTTTTCAAAGGCCATATCAGGTGAGTACTGCTGGCAAGAAATCACATCGATGAGCTCAGTTTCATGAGCAGCTCCGGTGACATCCGAGTTACCAGCCAAGTAGTCAGGGTAATAGATTGTCTTAACATAATTATGACATCCTTCCCAAAACTTGCTGTTGATCCTAGTAAATAAAAATTCTTTGGGGGATTGCTCAAATAGAGCAAGAGCTTCCTCACTGTTTCTAATACTATATTTTGTGAGACGGTTATTGATGATCTCAAGAGCCGTCGTTTTTCCGAGACCAGGCTCGGAAGTGAGAAACAAACTAACAGGTTCAACACGATAGTTTATTCCACTCGTGTCCATCTTGTCAATCTCAATCTTGATCTTGTGAATCCTTGGAATGAAATCTCTAAGAAGATCTGACACTGCACGCTTCTTTGCGTACTTTTCTCTCAATGCGACGGAGAGATTGTAAAGAGCTGTCACTTCAGACTTGTTGCTCTGTGTGGGCATAATTTCTTGACCCAACATAATTGAGCATCTCTTGGCAAACTCGTCAACGTCATCGTATCCTGAACAATACTGTGACAAATCTGATTTCCACCATCCCATTTTCTTGGACAACTTTTCCCACCACTCCGAGGTCTTGGTAAACACAAAGAGCAGTTTGTTTGCCTGGGTGGCAAGTGGATCATCATCCGTGAAGACATCGAACAACGAATCCAACGGATCGTTCATTTCGAATCTCTTGATGTTGAGAACAGGCCTCATCAGATCGACGAAGTCCTTAGCACTTTCAGAGAACCCACCCTGCAAGTGGACGTCATCTTCTGGAAATTCCAAATTTCTGACTTGTTGCAGAGGGGCCATGGGGACTACAGGAACAGTCGGTGCAGATGCCCAGGCCACGAACTTGTTGACGAGGGTGATGGCTGCTTGGGTCCCATAGAATCCAATGAGGACTTGAGCAATAACCACAAAAATCTTGGCTATCCATCCTCTAAGGCGGTAGGCAACCACAATACCAAGAGCTATAGGCAAGATCTTAGTGGTCAAAGCAACCATAACATCTTGGAAAGTGATGCCTCTAAACTTTTCAAACATTGAAGAAAACATAGTAGTGGCTTCTTTAGCAGTGCCACCAACAGTCTCAATCGTGTCTGAGAGTTCAGTCGTTATTTTCTGCATGTTCTCAGCAGTCATCTCGACATTAGAGCCGAAACGACTAAATCTTGTGAAAACATTGCCGATGGACCTGAAAAGTCCTGGAGGAGCCTCAAAAGCATCGACCATTTCTTCTTCCTCATCATCCTCTAGGACGGTCTGAGTGGGGTCAGGGATCCCAATAGTTTCGGTCTTTCTGGCCTGGAAGTCAACTGGGTCTGAGAAAAACTCAGTGTACTTTTCAGCCCACGACTCCAAAACGTGATCAATTGCTTCCAAGATAGCAACGGGAAATTCATAATCGTTATTTTCGATAATGTAACGCAAGAGATTAGCGTTCACAGTACCACGAAGATAAATCTCCACAACTGCAGACTGGAGAGCCATAGGAACAGCGTCCACAACAAATGAACAGGAGGCTGCACCCAAAAGACTCAAAGCCCTTTCTTGGAATTCCTCTGCCAGGGTCTCATTGAACTTTGTACTATGAGCGACCTTAGCAAGGTAAATGATTCGTGCCGAAGCACAAAAGCTTGTGTAAAGGGCATCAACTGCGGCTGACCTAGTCATTACCGAAGAAGAAATTGCCACTCTACTCGTGAAAAACTCTTGCTCATGAAGAGCAATGAGCAATGGGGTGTTACACAAGTTAACAACGTTTTCGTTGCTTGAGTAAACATCCCTGGAGAACTTCTGTCCGAACATTCTCCGGATAAGGAACCCGCCCATCTTCCTAGGAAGATTGGTAACGACCGAGTTGTACATTTGATGCACAGCTACCAGCTGGTGGGGGCTCTTTTGGACCATCTCAAAGAAAGCAACCTCATTGTGAGGAACTTCAATGGACGGTTCGAGCTCCGACAACCCACAAATTGGATTGCATTGCAAAGTGACATCTTTGTCATCTTTGATCAGATATTGGTCGAAAATGTCGTGCAAATTGCCATAAGTCGGATTTATTTCCGACATTTGGAAACTAAACACATTTTCAAGGAGAAGTCTCCTAAGAAGCTTTCCTTGACGCCGAGAACGACGAACAGACACGCGGGGGCCTTGGGTTTGGTTGATGGAATTCATTAAAGATATAGCTTTTCTACAAGAACCCTGGTATCCATCTCAACTTTCACTGCCATCGTGATAGATTCACAGCTAATAATCGAGTACCAGGATCGGTTCACACACGTACAGCCTAAGGTGCTAGTACCTAAGCTTCAACGCCCGATGATGGGAACGTCCGGATGTGCGCTTTACTGCGGGCCACTATGACATGTGGCTGACAGCACTTTTAACTAATTGGTATTGCAATGCAGACAGGTCAGTTTCTCCCCTGAAAACACGAGTCACGGAATTAAACCGTGGCAATGGGTGACATGAGTTTTGTGGTCTGATACTTGGAGAGCTCAATTTTCCAAGTTTGTTTGATCTGAAAACTTCAAGTACAAGTGTAAAAAGTGATCATACCCCAAAATTTAAGGGATTTACAGTCATCTAAATTTCTTGAATACTTTAGGCCCAATATGAGCACAAACAATAAAATCATTGGTTTTGTTTTAGGCAGTTTGTCATGATACCTAGCATTAGAAAATATCTTCGCCGAAGTCAGCTTTATCGGAACAGATTATCGCGCGCGTCATGATCATGCAGCACCTCTTCCTCCTGTTGGATTTATCGAAGGTTAATTCTTCTTCCTCTCAACGGATTTCTCGAGACAGTGCAGACGACTACGAACTTCAAAGTCCTTCCACTGAAAACAACTTATAATACCTAAGGGTTA